CAAAACCTCGGATCAATTGATAGCGATTCATAGATAATACCTCAAGTTGCAGTGAAGAAGATATTGAAGTCCGTCAAGAGGCGCTTGTAAGATTCACCATTGAAGGTGAAAAATTTACCATTAGACTTTGCAATCTGATCTCCGAAAAAAACGGTATCTGTATCCCAGACCCAGTTTTCTTTGAACTGTTTCATGTTGACTTTGAAATGCATATTCACACCTTTCACATGTTATATTATGATACTATACCGATTCTAATCACATGTCAACCAAAAAAGCCTTTGAAGATTACCCAAACAAGCAAAAGTGGTAGTAATAAGAATAACATAATTGTAGCTAACCAAAAATTTTCAGTAAATACTAACACAGATCCTCGTATCAGTATAGCAAAAGCAAATACAATTATTACAGCCGCAAACAATTCATACATTAGATATACCCTTTCAATATAAATAGTAACAAGATTCGGCGATGTTGTCAACTAGGGAATTCACATGATTACAAATTATTTATCACCACTTGAGTTTATAGTAACAGTCAAGCGGCTACCAAATGTTCAGTTCTTTACTCAACGGACATCAATACCAAGCATTTCTGTATCACCTATTGAACATCCGACACCTTTCAAGCCAACTTACGAAACAGGTGACAGACTAAATTATGCAGATCTAAATTTGTCGTTCATTGTTGACGAAAACATGGCAAATTATATCGAGATTTTCAATTGGATCAAAGGTTATTCATTTCCTGAAAACTTCGATCAATATAAAACACTCGCTTCTAGTCAGAATGGCCTCAAATCTGATATTGCAATCCAAATTCTCAACAGTAGCAAAAATCCTTGTGCTATTATCGAATACCGAGACTGTTTTCCTACAGATTTGTCTGAAATAAATCTTGACACAACTCAAACTGATGTTGTTTATCCAGAAGCTAATGTCACATTCAGATATAACTATTTTGACGTAACAGCTTTGAGTTGACAGATAACCAATTTTGGTTTATAATCGGTTTTATTTTTGTTGGAGGATTTGATGACGGACGATATAAATGAAATGTGGGCTAAAGACTGTAAGATTGACGAAGCAAATCTAATCGAAGAGGCTAGACGGATCCCAGAACTCCATAGCAAGTATTACAACTTATTTTATAAGGAAGCACTTCGAGTCAAGAAACTGAAATTTGATCTGAAAGAACTCGAACTTGCCAAAACAGAATACTTCAACGGCTCTATGGCTGAAGAAGATTTGAAGGCACGTGGTTGGAAGCCTAACCCACTTAAAATCCTTCGCAATGATATGGATAAATACATACAGAGCGACAAAGACATAATCAACCTCAGCCTCAAAATTGCCCTTCATGAAGAGAGAGCAAATTATCTCGAAAGTATTATCCGACAGATAAACAGCAGGAACTTCATAATCAAATCAATGGTGGATCTTTTGAAATTTCAGGCTGGAGAATTTTAGTGAGTAAATATTGTGCCAGAACAAGTAATTATAGAATACCACAATGAAGTACATATGAAAGTACTTGCTGATCCAGGTACTCGTCAGGAAATCAGTCAATACTTTTCGTTCAGACCTCCGGGTTATCAATTCAATCCAAAATTCAAGGCTAGAGTGTGGGATGGTTGGTTCAGACTGTACCAGCCTATGAAACCGCTGCTTTATGTAGGTCTTATACCATATTTGGAAAAATTCTGTAAAGAGCGTGATTACGAATTAGTAATTCCTTCTGAGTATAATCAGGAAGAAAACGTTGATCCTAACTACGGCTACGAGATTGCAAATGAAATCAATTGTAAGTTTCAACCGAGAGATTATCAGAATGACTATATTGTCAATGCTATCCGTAATAACAGGTCATTATCACTTTCTCCGACTTCATCCGGAAAGTCTCTAATCATTTATCTATTACAACAACACTATTACCAAGCATTCGGCTTGAGAACATTGATTATTGTTCCGACAATTTCTCTTGTTCATCAGATGGCAGGTGATTTTATCGACTATGGTTGCGATCCAAAAGATATATACAAGATCCAAGGTGGGGTTGACAAAAATACTAGCGCGCCTATCACAATCAGTACTTGGCAATCAATTGCTAAATTGTCCGCGGATTGGTTTGATCAATTTCGTGTAGTACTTGGAGACGAAGCTCACTTGTTCAAAGCAAAGTCTCTTACCACAATTATGGAAAAAATGATCAATTGTAAATATCGACACGGTTTCACTGGTACTATTTCATCCGATAGCCAAGTAAATCACTTGGTTCTCGAAGGTTGTTTCGGCTCGGTCAAACGATTTGTCACTACAAAGAATCTGATGGATCAAGGTACTGTTGCAGACTTCAATGTCAAAGCAATAGTTCTAAATCACTCAAACGAATCAAAGACCGCATTCCGAACCGCAATGAAGGCAGTCAAGGATAAAGTCAAACGATATCCTGCCGAACGTGAATATCTCGTCAATCACGACAAACGAAATTTGTTCATTCGAAATCTGCTTTGGTCGCTGAAGGGTCAGAATAACTTGGTTCTATTTGATCTAGTAGAAAAACACGGTAAAGTACTCGAACCTCTTTTACTTCGTGATGACCGAAAACTACACTTTATATATGGCGGTACAAAAGGAGAAGAGCGAGAACAAATTCGGCATTTGATTGAAAATGATCCAATAAAACAACACGACATTCTAGCTTCTACGGGTGTTTTCTCGACAGGTGTCAATCTTAAGCGACTTGATAATGTAATTTTTGCATCGAGTTCTAAATCAGAAATCAAAGTACTTCAATCAATCGGCAGAACATTAAGAAAGGGTAATGGTTCTGATAAAGCTACCCTCTATGATATTACTGATGATTTGTCTGTCGGTAGTTTTACTAACTACACACTCAACCACTTTCGTAAACGAATTGAAATTTATGCATCAGAAGAATTCCCATTCAAGATATACAATGTGGATATTTGATTCAATGTGCTTCGCACCGGGCACAGCCCGAACTCATTTATTATACTAATTAGCAGATTCTCCTGCCCCAACTAACCTTTATTTTATTGGAGATAAATCTATTATACCATGGTTACCAAAACATGTCAACTAAAAATGTCGTACTGAAACATAAAAAGTTCAATATATTAGTTGACATATGAACTAAATGTGATACAATATTACTAGTAATTAGTAAAGGAGTTTATATGGCAAAAAGAAATTATGTCAACAACAAAGATTTACTTGAAGCGATAATTCAATATAAAAAAGATTGTTCAGAGGCGGAAGACAGTGGAGAAGACAAACCAAGAGTACCAGAGTACATAGGAACTTGTATATATCAAATTGCAACGCGTTTGTCCACAAAACCAAACTTCTCGGGTTATACATACAAAGATGATATGATCTCTGATGGCATTGAAAACTGTCTGCAATATATGCACAATTTTGATCCAGAGAAATCACAAAACCCGTTTGCATATTTTACCCAAATCATATGGTATGCTTTTCTTAGACGGATTGCAAAAGAAAAGAAACAAATGTACATTCGGTTCAAGTCTTCCCAAAGTATGATTGCATCTGGTGGTACATATGAAGGTGGAGAAGATGTATCTATGCATCTGAATACGAGTGCAGATTATATAAATCAATTTATTGAAGATTTTGAAGAAAAGAATGTACCAAAAAAGAAAGGAGACTCGTTAAATGACTAAATTAGCCATTGTGAACGATACCCACTTTCGGATGTAGGGGAGATTCTCGCGTATTCCTAGACCAACAACAAAGATTTTTTGAAAATATTTTCTTTCCATATTTGGATCAACATAATATTCGTGTAGTGCTTGATCTTGGAGATACGTTCGACCGTAGAAAATACATCAATTATGTAACACTCAAGCGCGCAAAAGAGTTTTTCTTCAATGAAATGGCAAAACGTAACATTGAGTATCATGCTATAGTTGGCAATCATAGTGTTTACTATACAAATACCAATGAAGTCAACTCGATGTCTCTGCTATTACAAGAGTACGATAATTTCCACATCTATGAACATGAACCAAAAGAGTTGACATTTGGTTCAACTCAGATTATAATGGTACCGTGGATTACCAAAAGTAATTCTGAAGTTTGTTTCAAGTCAATATCCGAAACAAAAGCACCAATCTTGATGGGCCATCTTGAAATACAAGGGTTCGAGATGATGAGAGGTACTGTTTGTGATCATGGTCTAGATAAAAATATTCTATCTAATTTTGAAGCTGTATATTCTGGACATTTTCATTACCCTTCAGAATATGGCAATATCAAGTATCTTGGTGCTCAATATGAAATGACCTGGACTGATTATGACGGCAAAAGAGGTTTTCATGTTTTGGATACGGAAACTCGTGATTTAGAATGGGTGGAAAATCCGTATCGTATGTTCTATAAACTTGATTATGATGATGTTGACATGACAATCGAGGATCTTGCTTCACTTGATACTTCGATGTTTCAAGATACATACATCAAGGTCATAGTCAAGAATAGAACCAATGCTTATATTTACGACCTATTTCTGAATAAACTAGCAGATTCTGGTGCTGCTGATGTCAAAGCAATAGACGATTCACTCAATTTAGAGTCTGCGGGTGTTGATGAAATCTTAGATGAAACACAAGACACGAAAGACATACTTCATAGTTATATTGAAACAATTGAAACTAAGATTGACCGAAAACAAATCAAAAAATTAGTAGATGAACTTTACATAGAGGCACTGAATATTGCATGAGAATTACTTTTAAGAAGGTTCGATACAAAAATCTACTTTCCACCGGCAATGTTTTCACAGAAATTGATCTGGATAGACACACAACAACACTTATAAGTGGCCATAACGGAAGTGGAAAGTCTAGCTTATTGTGCGCAATATCTTTTGCTTTATTTGGATCTCCACATCGAAAAATCAACAAACCGCAGCTGATCAACTCTATCAATCAAAAAGAACTTCTAGTTGAACTTGAGTTTTCAGTGGGCCAAGTAAACTATTTCATTCGGCGTGGCATGAAACCTGCTATATTTGAAATCTATCGTGATGGGCAATTGATTGATCAGGAAGCAGCAAAACGTGACTATCAAGCATATCTAGAACAAAACATAATTGGCATCAATCAAAAATCATTCAATCAAATTGTAATCTTGGGTAGTGCAACTTATGTTCCATTTATGGAATTACCTGCAGGTGCGCGCAGACAGATCATCGAAGATCTACTCGATATTCAAGTGTTTAGCACTATGAACATTCTTCTCAAAGAGAAGATGTCTCAAAATAAAGAAGCTATTACAGACAATAGTTACAAGATGGATATTCTAGAGTCGAAGATTGACTCTGCAAAGGAACACAACGAGTCTATTCGCAAGATCCGAGAAACTGAGGTCACCAAAATTCGTGATCGTATGCTTGAATATATTCAAAAGATTGAAACTGAAAAAGAACAAATCGAAGTAATCCAAGAGGAAATACAACGTCTGATTGAAACTATATCGGACAAAGGATCTGTCAAGAACAAGCTAGACCAGGCAAAAAGCTTGAAGAGCGAACTGGATACAAATCTGCGCAATTACAACAAAGAACTCAAGTTCTATCATGATAATGATAATTGCCCAACGTGTAAACAAGGTATTGCACATGAGTTCAAAGAAACAATCGTTGATGAAAAGAATACC